CGCGCATGCACGCCGCAGGGACGGGACTACTTGGTTCAGGTTGCAGAGGTCACCGCTGGCCTGTTTGGGCGTGAGTAGCCATGCCCCGCCGCAAGACCCGCGCCGCGTGGGCGTCCATCACGGAGGTCGAGCGCGGGGCGCGCTACCGAATCAGGTTCTGGGCGAAGGGCACCGATGGCTCCTATAAGCGCCGCTCCGAGACCGTCCGCGGCACCCGCAAGGACGCCGAGCGCCGCCGCGCCGAGCTGATGCTGGAGCACTCGGAGGACGCGCCGTGCCCCACGGTCGGGCAGGCGTGGGAGCGGTGGGCGCTGCCCGACCTGGAGCGCCGCGTCGAGGACGGCGACCTCGCGCCGCACTCGCTCGTCCTCTACCGCAGCGTATGGACGCGCCACGTGGCACCGACGTGGGCCGACGTGCCCCTCTACGCCGTGCGCCCGCTGGCCGTCCAGCAATGGCTATACGGCCTCCCGCGCACCGCCGCGGAGCAGGGCACGAAGCTGCTGTCGAAGGTGATGGACTACGCGGTGCGCTACGAGGTCGTGCCCCACAACCCGATGCGCGAGAAGTACCTGATGCCGTCCAAGTCCACCGTCCAGCGCCGCGACGACGGCGTGTGGTCGCTGGCCGAGCTGGGGCCGCTCTGGGCGTCGCTGCGCGGCCAGTGGTTCGAGCCTGCGTTCCTGCTCGCCGCGTTCGGGGGCCTGCGCGTCGGCGAGTCGCTGGGGCCGATGGCCTCGGAGGTCGAGCTGCGCGACGTGGGCGGCGTCCCCGTGGCCCTGGTCGCCGTCGCCCGCCAGGTGGACGGCCACGGCAGGGCAACCGGGCGGCTCAAGACGGCGCAGAGCGAGCGCACCGCCGTGATCGCGGGGCGCGCCGCGCTGAGGCTCGCCGAGCTGGCCGACGCGGCGCCCGACGGCTGTCCGCTCACCAGCGACGGCCTCGGCGGCTTCCAGTCGCAGAGGCGGCTCAATGCGGAGTGGCAGGCGCTGGGCGCGCCCCACCCGTACCGCAACCTCCGCAACTCGTGGCAGACGTGGATGCGCTGGGAGCTGCGCGTGCCTCCGTACCTCATCGAGCCGATGATGGGGCATCGGTTGGCGGGCGTGACGGGCGCCCACTACGACCGCCCCGCCGCCGACATGTTCGCGGAGGTCGTGGCCGACGCCTACAGGTCGCGCCCGTGGGACGCGGATTGGGACGTCTAGCCAATTTTGGGACGCGACGCCTTTATGCAGGCCGTCTACCTGCGGAAATGCCAGACGGATTACAACGATACATAGTACCAGTCTTTTCGCCCTCGTCCACCCTCGCCCGCTAGCTGCGAATATACGCCGCCCTCGCCGCCCTCGTCGGGCCTGTTTCGCCCATTTGGGACGCGCGAGGGACGCAAAAAACGCCCCCCACCGCCGAAGCGGTGAGGGGCGCATGCGTCAGTCATTGTCTTTCGTGTCGGTACTAGATGAACATACGCAAAAGCATGTAGCTCTTCAGACCCTTAAGCCCCTCCACGGTCTTGCGCTCAGCTTCCATGAGTTCGTCCATGCGCCTTGACGCTTCGACAACCTCGCGCCGCTGCTTTCGATTGTCATGCCATTCGACGTAGAGAGTCGCGAGCTCCTCGAACTTCAGATTGATGCCCGTGCGATGGGACTCAAGCCATCTTGGAAACGCGCGGTCTAGCACGACCTTTATATAGTCAGCTTCCGCGCCATCACGTGGGATTAGCGCCGCGTAACGTGACTCTATCATCCCGTCCTCAGAGAGACAGAGAACGGTATCATGCGCCGCGGAAAGAGTGACATAACACGTGCCCGCTGGGTATGTCTTGCCTTCCTTTGCGCGCTCCACCTCGCACACGTCGGTGATGGGTACGAGCCTTGCCGTCATAGTTGCCACGCGAGCTGTCCGCCTTTCGCCTCGACGTAATCGCTCATCCGCTCTTGCAGCATTCTAACCTCGTCGCGCGTCTCCTCGGTCGTGCCCACGAGCCTGCGAATCTGTGAGAGCAGACCCCTCTCCGTCTTCCCTATCTCACGTTCGATGTCCGTGAGGTCGGCGAGGATGGAAGCCACGTCTGGGATATCTGGCTCGTCGTACCTGTCCACGTATCGCGGGATGTTGAGATTGAATCTGTTGCGCTCAATCTCCGAAGCGTCGGCAATGTGACACAGTCTGTCGACGTCTCGGCGCATCGACAGGCACGAGAGCACGTCGCGAACGTGTTCAGGATGCATGACGTTTTGCTTGCTTATCTGCTCACACAGCTCGTCGGCGTTTACCATGCACACGGAACCGTCTCCGCCGTCCATGAGGTCAAGCACGGCCACAGGAATACCAGTGTGTGCAAACAGCTTCTCTGGCAGGCCCACGACGGAGCGGAACACGTGGCGCCTCAGCATTGACTCGCGGATGCGCCCCTCGGCCGCACCACGGAACAGGACGCCGTGCGGCAAGATCGCGACCACGCGCGGCGCACGGGATAGCCCGTACTCAATGAACGCATAGTCTGCCTTGCTCTTAGGCGCGGTGCCGTACTCCATCCATGCGCGGGAGAGCCCGTCCCATTTGAGCGAGTACGGCGGATTCTGCACGCACACACCACATTTGCCCTCTGGCAGGCTGTCAACCTGTCGCACGTCGCTGAATCTGTCTGTAGGCGTCAGAACGTAGCTGGCGAACGTCTCGCCAGTGAGTACGTCGCGGCGCACTACCTCGGCCGACATGTTGCGCATGGCAATGTTCAATAGTAACGCCGGCACCGTGCGCGCGCTGAATTCCTCGCATCGGAAGTGAGCCGACGGGTTCGACGCCCACAGAGATATAGTGAGGCCGCCCGTCCCGGCGCAGACGTCTATGTAGCTCTCGGCGCTTCCCGCCATCCCCGCCACGAGGTCGCACACTGCTTGTGGCGTGAAGTCTTGTTTGAGCGCATCACGGTCGCCGTGCTCGTTTTGGAAATAGTCGGTTAGCCCGTCGTGGGCCATGTCCTCGGTAGCATCAGCGACTAGGGCGAGCAGCACGTCGCGTTTGGTATCGTCCAACATTGCCGACATAAGCGCCTTTGGTAGCTCCCAGGCTTCCGATATGCCTAGGATGCCGTGCATGAATTCGCGAGTGATGGGCACTCGGTTCCTCCTTATGAACGCCCCGCCCCCGCGCTGGGGACGAGCCGCTTTCCGGTTGTCTTATGTCCGTCAGAAGATGCACTCCGCGATGCGCATTGCCAGCAGCGTCAGGATGGCGAACATCGCGTAGGCTATCGCAGCCGCGGTGAGTATCGCCTTTGCCGCATCCCTCACTATGCCTCCCTAGATGCCGTCGTAGTGGACCCAAGTGGCGACCATGATGCAGACAAGCACCATGGCCGCCATCGTGGCCCACCTCATTGACTCGCCGATCACTGCTTGATGCCCAGCGCGGCGCAGACCTTCGCCAGCACGCCGTCGAGCTTGGCGAGCACGCCGTCCTTGGCCTCGTAGCCGTCAAGCTTCTTGGCGGCGTTGGGGAAAAGCGCATTGCGCACGTCTCGCAGGATGCGGTAGGCGTCCACCGACTCGTAGTCCTTGTTGCGGTAGCCCCACACGCGCACGGGCACCTCGGTGAGCAGCGCGTATGCGTCCTTGTCGCCGTTGACGGGCTTGTACTTGTAGGACCACACCTGCCACGCGAGCGTCTTGTTGTTGTCCTTAATCATCTTCTGGATGCGTTGGAAGTCTGCCTCGGTCATCTCGTCCTCCTCGTATCGCGGCGCGATGCCGCACACTATCTGCGATGCGTAGCGGGTGCGCCGCGCCACGACGCCGCCGCTGGTGTTGCCCTCGATGCACGTGTACGTGCCGTTGCCGTGCGCGGCCTCCACGATGCCCACGTGGTCGCCCGAGCCGTCGCCGTCCCAGTCGAACGCCACGAGGTCGCCAGGCTGCAAATCCCAGCGCGAGACGCTGCGCCCGCCCAGGTCGTCCCTCTGGTCGAACGCCACGGCGCTCGGGAAGTGCGGCGCGGAGACGCCAGCCTGCGCGAGGCACCAGCTCACGAAGCACGCGCAGTACGGGGTGGTGTCGCCGTCGATGTAGCTCCACGAGCCGCGCCAGTAGGCGTCCCAGTACTTGCGCCCGCTGGTGGTGCCGACCTCGGCGCGGGCCACGCGCAGGAGGTCGCTAGCGGTCGCCATTGCGCTCCGCCTCCTTCGCGGCCTCGGCCATGCGCCTGATTGCCTCGACGGTCTCGGCGTCGATGACGGTGGGCTTGGTCTGCTCGTCCATCTACTCAACCTCCTTGTGCAAACCGTCCTTGGAGTGCGCGAGCATCTGCCAGATGGGCGAGTCGCTGGCCTCGGGGTGCGCCTCCGCCCAGATCTCGGCGATGCTGGAAAGCTCCATCGCACAGAACGTGATGCAGATTGCCACGACAACGCTTCCGTCAGGGATGGGGATGCTCATGCTCGATAGGTCAAGCCCGCCGATGAGCATGCTGTCTATGACGCTCGCAGCGCAGACCATGCCCAAGTTCATGAGCTTTCTGGTGATGCCCTCGCGCAGCTCGTGCGAGCTGTAGTCGTGCTGGATTAGGCAGGCGTTGGCAAGCCCCATGAGCACGTCAACGACCGAGAGCATGATTAGCGATTCCACCACGACCTGCGCGGCCATGTTGTCGCGGATGGGCTGGACGAACACTTCGATGGATGGTGGCATGGTGGCACTCCTTGATGAATCTTCGTCTTGAGGTGACGAGTCGAGTTCCAAAGACTCGAATCATCTCGTCACCTCGCTTGCTTTTAGTTGTTTGCCAATGGAATGAAGTCAAAGGAAATCATGCAGTTCTTAATTGTCTCAGGCGAGCCGTGCTTTTCGATGTACATGGTCAGCGTGTTGCCCGACGTAACCGCATGGGCATTGCTGCTGTCGTTGCGCTTTTCGATAAGCGTCATAGGCGCATACCTGTTTGCAGCGCCCCATTCCTTGCCAATGGTGTTTAGGCCATCGGAAGATGAATAGCCGCTTATGATAAAAGCCCAGTAAGCAGTATCAGAGTTGCCAAAACCGCCCTGTGTGGAAAGTTGACCAGTCCTGAACTGCATGTTGCTTATGACGCCGTAGCAGTTTGCCACACCCATCGGAACGAATGTAGACGCGCTGATTTCTGCCATAAGGAAGGACACATGCAGTATGTCGTTTCTTGTTGTCTGCGTGCCGTAATCCTTGATGGGGATGTAGTTGCATGAAGTGATGTTCTGGTACCCACAAATCTTGGCGAACTGCGCTGACTCTGAAATGTAAACAGCCACCTTCGTTCTACCAGAAGTGCCATGGTACCCATCAAACATGTTTCCACCGTTTATTACGGTGTAATCGCCGTTTGTGTACACACCGTAGGTGAACATCTCAAAACGACAATCAGCAACGTCAACCTGCGAAGTTACGTCATTACCAATCCAGATACAATACTCAATCCCTTGGAATCGGCATTGGTTGATGTACCATGAACCTGTATTGTCTAGCCAGATGCCGTAGGAACCCTCTTTCGGATTGCCGTTGTACAGCGTGCCGTTACTGTTGCAATCAAAGTAACAGTTGTCAAGATTGCATCCACTAAAGAACTTAGCCGTGTCGCTTCCATACACAGTTGTCTTGACACCATACTTGTTGGCATCGAACAAGCAATTGGTGAAGTTGATATACTGGCCTCCGTTTCGCAGGTCAACTCCGATGCCAGCTTCGTACTTCAGCACGGCAACGGTATCAAGCACCAAATGGCTCGTGGCATTTATCTGGATGCCGATGCAGCTAGAGTCATCATAGAAGTCGCTACCAGCTATGACGCCGAAACCCTTTAGAGTGCCACCCTTGAACACTTGCCCGTATGCGCCAGCCTTGACGATGTTGATTCCAACGCCAGAGAACTTCTGCATGAAACCTGTGGTAAAGCCATTGTAGTAATCAGACGATAAACTCTTGTAACATCCAACCGTGTCGTTGCCCTCGATGGACACTGGATAGTTTACGTCAATGGTGCTTTCAATCGCATATATGGAGACAAGCCCCACCTTCACGCTCTTCTCGTATGCGTAGACGATTGCTCGGTTGATAACAGCCGCATCGTCATGCGTGCCGTCACCATACGCACCGAACTGCTCAGGCGTGACGTAAGGCTCAGTGACAACCAGCGTGGCAAGCAGGTTGTCTTGCAGCTCCAGCACGTCCATTCCGTTTGCGGTTCCACTCGCGCCCACCGTGTAGTACGCAGCGCCGCCGTCCCCAGCAGAGTGGAAGCCGTTGGTGTGGCAGGTCATGCCAGCCTCTAGGTCGGTCGCCGCCTGCATCTCCGCGACCGTGGCGAACGCCCTGACGTGGCGCCATTTGATGCTATCCCAGAAGTGCTCGAGGCCCGCATCGTCCAAGTACTTAGGCATTGGTTCCTCCCGTAATCTCGTCAATCTCGGCGTTGGTGAGCGCCACCATGCGCAGCGACGGGTCGAGCTTCGCGCTCGTGACCGCGCCGTCAGCGAGCTTGGCCGTGGTGATGGAGCCGTTCTCCACCGTCGCGTAGGTCGGCATGGCGAACACGCCGCTCGCCACTACCTCCGTGGCGTCCACCGTGCCCACGATCTCCGTCATGACAGCACCTCCCTCAGCAGGTTGTCATGGACCCTGATGGTGGCGGGCACCATCGCGCCGCGCTCGCCGCCGAGAATCCAGTTGGCCTGCACCTCGGCGTCGCCCTCGCGCAGGGTCAGGGTCTGCTCCTGCGCGAACTTCGCGGTGATGTGCGTGGAGCCGTCCGCGACCTCGATGGTCGGTGACTCGTCGGTGATGACGAGGGACTTGCCGGTGGTGTCGAACGGCTGCTTGATGGTCACCCAGACGTTCGCGCCCGTGAGGTCGACGGGCAGGGTGATGCCCAGACGGGGCACTGTAGTGAGTGCAATCATTGCTCTCCTTTCTTCAGGCTCGTCGGATGATGTCTCCTAGGGTAACGTTGGACGCCTGCGCTCGTGTGTGGCATACCTCTATGTTCTGACACACGACGCGCAGAGGCGACGTGTAGCGGATTATCTTGTCCATCATTCGGCCTCCTTACGACTTCGCGTAGAGCGCCGCGCACTTCCACGACCTCGCAGCCGTGGTGGTGCCGTTGGCCGAGTAGAGGTTGGTGGTCGCGGAGTTGACGCTCTCCATGTACGCGGGGTTGGTGTGTCCGCTGCCCGCTGGTTGGAGCCAGCAGACGAACGTGTAGCCGCTCACCGTGGGCGCGGTGACCGACACGGCGCTCGTGTTGGCGGGGAGCGAGACGGTCTTTGTTGAGACGGTCAGGTCGGAGAGAGCGCCGATGGCCGCTGGCG